TACTGGTTTTTTCGAACCAGAGTATTTGTTATCAGCAAGCCGTTCCAGCAAACTTGGAAGTCACAGTGTTCAATCTCGACCCCCTCCACCTCGTCGATAACGCAGGCGTCCCGAACACTGTAAGAGTGAACATCGTAGAGCTTCATCCCTACGGTATTGCCCGCTATCCCGTCATGGCTCGCGTGGAATCCGTGGGTTGTCCCGTAGGCCGTGGTCGCGGAGTCCGTACCGATCTTCTCGCGTCCTATGAAATACGCATGTTCCAGCAACCCACCGTAAAGGTTGCGAACCTCGCACATCTTTAGAGAACGCCCAGGGCCGTCGCATCGTGCAAGGCTTCGAATCATAACGAATTTATTTGTAAAATACGTAGTGACGCTGTACCCGGTGAGACCTTCCCATGTCGCGAAAAGAAATGAGTAGCCTTGCCCATTTATTGACTGGTTTATTAAGTCAACATCTCTGTATGTAACTTGGTCCTCAAGAGAAGTAGCTGTCACCGAAATGCCCACGGACGGCGAATCAGACGGCCAGCGGATTGAAGACTTTTGGCGAGTAATCCCGATTATGCTGACCGGTCCCGTAAGCACAAATCGTCTTTTAACGACATACTTACCTTGAACGTATACCGGCTTTCCCGTGGCGAAAGCCGCGTCGAAGGCGTCACTACAATCTGTAGCGTCATCCGCTACTGCTCCGAAATCCTCCGGGAATACGTAGCCCTGCCCTCGCTTCACGAAAACAGATACCCATGTTTTCAAAATACTCAGAGGTGTCCGTTTAGTAGCGCCGGCCTGAATTCCAAAAAACACATCGTTATCGCCAACCGAACTCGCTAGCGGAAGTTCCGAACCTTTCTTTTGGTCTACCATGTATTTTACTCAGTTGACAGGCCGTAGCCGTCTTCGGTTAATAATTCGTAGCCGTCTTCGGTCATCAGAATATAGCTGATCTGACGGGGCCATTCGCGGTTCATTGCGATGTCGAAAATAGATTGCTCAAGGATAAACTCGGGGAATTCACCCCATCCAGCATCCAAAACAGGTCTTTCCCTTAATTCAAGCTCAGCCGAGAACGACCAAAGAAGCGGACCCACTCTAGACGGGCCAGAGTAGATATCAGTAAATCTTGCGACGTAATCAAGTTCGTAACCGAGCGGAGTTTCTAGTGGGCACTCAAACCATTGAGAGCCGTCGATTAGAGCGTCATGCCACCAAGCTTCAAAAGCTTGCGACTCAACAGAGTTAAATATCCAGTTAATAGACGCCATTGTCGGGACGTTAGTGAACCGACGACGCTGCCTAGCTCGACCATTCTCAAGTTGCGAGCGCTGAAGAGGGCTAACAGTCTGGTACGTGCGCCCGGAATGCAGCCCTCTTGGTAATCCTTCTGGATATTTAATCATGGCGCAGTCTGGTCGTCCGATGCGTATACCAAACTATTATACCCCACACCATCTACTGAACATTTCGATATGCCTGATGGGCTAACGTCTGATACAAGAACTGCATAGTGGTAGCGAGTTGCTGGACCGAACAAGATATGGGGCGGCTCGTATTCCCAGCTAACATCAGGAGAGAAGTCGAGAGATGGGATCGTAAAATTATAGTCGTCAATTCGGGTTGCTACGTATGGGCCAGATACGGTGCCGTCCTGCTTGCGAATGGCTGCCATGTAAGTTCCGACGACAGACCAGTCCAGCGGCTCAGACGATTCAATCGACACATAGCCAATGCCGATAGTGAAATCTATCATCATTGCGCTTTGGCCGTAGCCAGGAACATCGTCGGCAACCATGCAGTAAGACATGTAGCGGCTGTTCATTGCGTCCATTTCGGTTGACCATGAGTAGCGGTCGCGGCGATATCGCTGGATACGGCGACGACGCATGCCGAGACGCCAAGCCCTGGTTCTGTCGATTACGCCAGTTGCTTTGATCTTTTCAGCTCTTCGGCCTAGATCGCCAGGAAGCCGGCACTCAACAACCGTCTCAACCCAGGAGTCTTTATCGATATATGAGATATCAACACCGTCGAAGTCATCAGGACCAGGCATCTGCACGTCGCGAGTCAGACCTTCAGTCATGTTCTGAGGTGTATACATGTGCTCGAAAGTTGTTCTAGGCTCGTCGCGTACAGGGCGAATCACTCCGCGATCAAGAGCGAGTTCAGCAAATCCAGCGCCTAGAGCATCGTTTAGAGTATCTTTCGCGGTGCTGGCGTCGGTTATTTGCAAGTCGAAATTGTCGTCACGCGCCTTCCAGACATTATCTAGACGATCCATTTCCTCTAGGTCTAGATCGGAGTCGGTATAGCCAATGCTTTTAGCGATGTATGCAGTCGCCGGGATAATATCCCGTGTCGGGATTGGCGCAGTCCATGAGCCGCCAGATCGAGTCGGTAGGATTCTGGTGCCGATAACCCATACAAGACTTTCGGTTTGCGCTGCAATTCTGTCAGACGACTGAACCTTAACGGCTAGGGTCGTCACGCCTGCATAGCTTGATGGCGAAGGAAGTAGCGAGCGCAATGCATACCACTGAATAGTGTTGTGGTCTTGAATGCTTTCCTCAGCGGGCGCAGTTTTACGCATGCGCACTTCTGGCTGCATTGGATAGGGTAGCGCGATAGTTCTGGTAAAGCCAGTTTGGTCGAGAGTGTTGGCGGTATAACTGAATGACTGGGATGTATAGGCGCCAGAAGATCCTGCCTCGCGATACTGAACCTCGAAGCTGACAGTCCTCTCGTTTAGGTCGCCTTTTCCGCCTACGTGAGTCAAACCTTCCGGCAAAAACATGTCGAATTCAATAAGCGACGTCAGTTCATTTTCGGGGCACGCAGGGAAGGGGCCGCGCCATCCACCAGAACCACTAAGAGCATCGACCGCAACGCTCCCCGACGACGTTGTTAGCGCATCAAAGCCTGGAAACGATACGTCATCAGTGCCCGCTGATGTAAGTCGAACAACGGTGATCGACGAAGCGCTATACGCAGTAATCCTGAAGCGCAAACCATCAGGGCCGATAGCAGCAAGACCTGTGCCGACGTTCATAGAGTTGGCAGGATCACCCCACTCATAGTTGAGCGTCATGCTAGGTGATCCGCCACCAGTGTAGGAGTTGACGGTGAACTTACCCGCGTTGTTGCCGGTAACTTCGATTGTGTCGCCAACGGTAGGATTGAGCATGCCTAGCGGGCCGGTGATGATATCTCGAACAGATCCGCCGCCATCTGTAACGGTGTAGGTGTACGGGGCTACTACGCGCAGCACAAGTCCGACAGTCCAGTCGGCAGGGAATGTGCCTTGCCCAGTAGGAATGCTGATGGTGTAGCCAGAGAATGCAAAAGCCCCGGCGGATGCCACAGGCGTAACGTCTGTCGTGAATGTAAGCTCAAGACCAGCCGCGCCCGTAGTGCTGGAGCCAACCTCTACCGCGTTATGCCAGTTGTTAGACGCCGAGTTGCCGGAAACCACTTCACCTGGCTCAAATATTTGATATGAGGCCTCTGCTCCGAGCGCAATCAGTGGAGTGTCGCCAATCCTGACGTTTCCAGCCAGAATGTCAAAGCTACCCTTGCCGATACACATGAACAATTCTGTCCACTGTGTTCGAGGGCCGCTAAAATACTTTCGCGGAGGGACCAGAAAGTCTGGATAGATTTTCTGCATGCCGAAAGATTCGCGGATTACGCCGCCGAGCTTTACCTTGTTGCCTTTTACACTGCTTTCAATCAGAGACTCGCCTTGGCCTGGAGTCTTTGGCGTGCCGGGAAGAGCTGGCATGAGCATGCCAAATACGGCTTTTACTGCACCAACGATAGCAACAGCCATCGAGAACGGATCCGTACCCTTTGGCTCGATTCGGATTTCTACGTAATCGGAAGGCTTGAATACGAAGGTTGGCCAGTCGCACTTATCGACGATCTCGCCTTCAACCTTCACGCTAATCGGCATATGGTCGCCGTCTTTGTAACCGTCCTTCGTATAACTATCGAGCCACGCAGCAATAGTCATGCGTCGTTCGGTGTATGCAGTCTCGCAAGGTCCGCCGTCAAGCCTGTTCGGGTAAATGTCTATCACGATAGAAGATGACCTTGGCGTATTGATCTTGAAACTCGCGGACTCTTAGCCAGCGAGGTCCAGATTTAGGATTGGTTTCTAGTACCGATAGTCTACCATCGATGCTGACAACAACCCCGACGTGGATCAGCGCCTTGTTACGGAATACGCCCGCAATAGCGCCGACTTCAGGCTGGCACTCTTCTAGTTGGCCGACAGTCTCAGAATACCTATGCTGCATCCCAATAACATTATGGCGCGTGATGCTGCCTATATCTGGAGGTGCAGTTAATCCTAGCTCTTCTCTGACCCTGATAAGCAGCCCGTAACAATCCAGTCCTTCCATGGACCGGCCACCATCAACATAGGGAATTGATAGATATTTTTCGATCATGAGATATAGCGTATACCGGGGGCGAAATCAGCCGTATAAACATCACGCGGCCATGACGCGTTAATCATGTCGAAGTAACCTGCGCTAATCTCGACAGTGGGCCCTTTCATGGTCGCACTGATGCATGTCATTCGATATGGCTTCTCTGCTGGAGCCGAAAGGTCAGACGCTAAGTAAGTCCGATAGGTGATAGTAATCCGCGCATCAACTGCCTGGGCCTGATCAATAAGCGCCTGAGCATCACCGCGAACGTTGTCAATAGCGAACAACAGCTTCTGAGTTCCGTCGTTGTTCTTCTTTGGCAGCGATACGTCAATGCCAGCCGCCAAGAATGTAACGGTTGCGCCAAGCTCAGTTACTGCCGTGATGTCTTCGTAGCCTGCACATATGAATAGCGATGCCGTCCATACAGGACAAGACAACTCCAAAGTCGGAATAATGCAATCAGGCCCGCCGCTAGCCCGAACAATATCTAGAATACTCAACTGCCAGCCCTCTTGGTTCCGGTGATTTGGTTGACAGTGCGGCCAGAAGTACCGCCGCCTTGCATGTCACCAACAATAACATCCACGACCCAGCGCTTATCAGCCTCGCTGAACTTGCTAGCGGTTGTTGCTGCTTGGCCGGAATAGTTGTTGATATTGATAACTGGCGGCGCAGATCCGCCACCACCAGCAGTTGCATCTTTGTTAGATACAACCTCGCCTCTGGTATTGGGCATCATGTACTGACGACCGTTTGCCGCGTTGAAGATCTCAGGTTTGCCGTTCTCGTTAACGCGGTGCATGTTGCCGGCGCTTACCGGGCCACCATTCAGGCGACCACCGCCAAACGAACTAGCGAGCGCCATGGTCGCCAACAGAGCGGCGCCACCGACCACAGCGGCGCCACCGAACGAAGCAATAGATGACAGGCCAGCAGCAGGAGCCATAGACGACGCCACAGCCGTACCAGTGGTTGCCGCCGTAGCTGTAGTGGTTGCCGCGATTGCACCAGTAGCGCCGGCCTGAGCTGCTGCTACGGCACCAATGCCACCAATCTCTGCGGCCTTGGTAGCCTGGGTTGCGGCTTGCATTACGAACTGCTGCTTAACCCATTCAACGCCAGCCTGAACGAACGAACCAATTACGGAATTAAGCACGGTGTTAGCAACATTGCCCATCGCGTCTTGGAGGCTCATGGTTCCAGAGAGCAGCCCGCCCAAAGCTTGCGTGCCCGACTGCCCAAATGCATCAAGCCCGTCTATCAGTGCCTGGTTTCCTGCTGACTGCGCGGCAAAACGCTGCGTTTCTATCTCCATCATGCGGGCGTTATAGTCGGTCTCGGCTTGTTCCTTAAGCGCCAGATAGTCGGTATCGCTCAGCAGCTTCATATCGTTGACTGCTTGAAGGTCTTTTAGCTGCTGCTGAAAACCTTGTGTAGCATTCGCTGCTGGGTCCACGCGAGCGAGCGTATCCTTTGCAGTCTTCGCATCATAGAATGCGCCGGCAATGTCTCGAATAGACTGGATCTGTTCAGGAGTAGCGTATTTATTCAGAGTTAACTGAGCCTGATCCTGTGCAAGTTCTCGTGCAGATTGCCCGACGCTAGCCAGTTCGGCGCCAAGTTTTGTAAAGGCTTCAAGGTTGCTCTCAATGCCTTTCTTTTCTTCCTGCGCGGCTCGCTTTGCAAGCTGCTCAGCGTCAGTCTTTTGCTTTTTATTGGTGGTCGCAAGAGTTTTGACTGCCGTTTCTAGCTTGTAAATTTCCGCGCCGAGCGCTGCGGCCTCGTTCTTTTCTTGCTCAGTTGCTGTGCTTCCTAGCTTTTGAATTGCCTGTAGCTTGGCTTTTGCCTCGCCAGTCAGCTTAGACAGAGCCAACTGCTCTCTTAACGTTGCAAGTTCTTTCTGCCCGTCTTCGGATGTTGTCGAAACAACCTTTTTGATTTCAGGGTCTTTCGCTGCTACAGGAGCCTTGTTGGTAATCTTATCTTGCGCTGCTGCGATTTCCTCTAGGCGTTTTTTGCGAAGATCGATTGCTTTTGTTACATCATCAAGCGCGGCCCTTACGTCTGTTTGCTTCTTTGCAAACGCATCAGAAGACATAACAGCCTTGTCGCTTGACAGGCTGTTAAAGTTGTTTCGAGCCTCGCCAAGCTGTCCATTCAGATCAACTATCTGGCCCTGTACTTCCTGTGCAGATCGCGACAACTGGTTGAAAGACAGCGTTTCAAGTGAGCCATTAAGCGCGTCAACCTCTACTCGAGCCTTTGCCGATTCTTTGCTGAATACGGATACGGCGGTAGCCGCAAGAAGGAAAACGCCAAGCGGCCCCCCAAGGAACGATGTCGCCTTGCTGAGAACCCCGATAGCCGCTGCCGACTTGGTAGCAACTCCAGAGCTTGCAGCCATAGCCGAGTTCAGGTTAGTCGTTGCAACTACCGCTCTCGCCTCTGCTTCTGCAAGCCTGTCTGTGCCGGAAGAACCAAGCATCATGCCGGTGTTCGCTAATTTAATAGCCTTCTCTTTCGCCAGTGCTGCTTGTGCTGCTGCGTCTTCAGACTTGGCTAGCATAAGATTTGCACTGGCTGCTGACTGAGCCGCAGCTACTTGGTCGAATGTAGCTTTGACGGCTGCGGCTTGAGCAGAGGCATAACCAACCAGCCCAGTTACAACGCGGCCAGTGATGACTGCGGCAAACGACAACGCAGCGGTGCCAGCCGTATCAAAGAAAGTGGCGAGCGCGCCGCTATCACTGCTGAAGCTAGACAGTACGCCAGTCAGTTGCTTGGTTAGGTCGCGAAGAGTTGAGTCAGACAGGTCGCCAATAGTGATTTGCAACGTTTCGAAGGCGCTAGAAAGGTTTGCAACATCACCTTTCAGGTTGTCCTGATTGATGGCTGCCTGCTTGTAAGCCTCAGACGTGCCAGTAATGGCGGTAGTTACATTGTCCATCGTGCCACGGAACTGCAAAAGGACTTTAGCTGCGGTAATGTTCTCGCGACCAAACAGCTTGACCATCTGAGTATCGTCAAGCCCTGCTTTCTCAAGGTTAGCAAGAGCGGCAGAAAGCCCAACAACTGATGGCTTGAATTCGCTTTTTGCTTGAGTGTTTAGGATGGTCAAGATGTTGCGAAGACCGGTGCCGGCCTCGCTAGCCTTAATCTGTCCCTGAGCCAAAGCCTGTACCGCGCCGTTGAACTGCTCGAACTTGACTCCGCTTTGAGCAGCTACTACGCCAGCCTCTTTCATGGCCGCAACAGTGTCGGTAATTTCTGACGCGCCTTCTTTTGCGCCTGCCGCCAGAACGTTAATCACTCGGCCAGCCTGATCTGCTCCCAGCTGGAATTGGTTAAGCGCGCCGGTAACGGCTGCGGCAGCTTCAGGGAGTGTACTGCCAGCAGCTTCAGCAAGAGTAACTGCCTGCTGTGTAACAGCCTTTAGAGCGTCAGCAGACTTAAGCAGCTCTGGAGATGCAGAGCCAATCAGCTTCATCGCCTCTGCGGCTTGAGTGGCGCTGAGAGAGGTTGATCCGCCAATGTCGATGGCGGCCTGGCGGAACACAGCCAGATCCTTACCGACCGCACCAGTCAGGGCAGACAGGTTGGAGATGGTAGCGTTAAACTCCATCGTCACGGCAATGGCTTTTTTAAACTCATTGACCACAGCAGCAATAGACATGACGCCAGCAATAGATGTAGCAAGCTTGCTTAGGCCGCCACCAAGCTGCTGGGACGCCTTGTCTGTCTTGTCAAATGACTGCTGAAGACCGTCAAGCTGCTTATCGGCAACCTTCGTACTCGAAACAAGCTGAGCAGTCTCGATATTCGTGGTGTAAGTGATGGTGCCGAGGTTGCTCATTTGTTCACCTGATACTGTCTCAATCTGTTGATTTCTGCGAGGCGAGCCATTGCGTCGTCGTGCTCATCAAGGCTTGGCAATGTTTCTGGTTTGCCGAATTTCGATTGCATAGCTCCGGCGAACTCGGTCATGGTCAAATTCCAAGCGTCGTCGCTAGACATGCCAAGATGCGCGACTGCTTGCGCCACAAATTCGCGAGCCTGGAATTTAGGCGTGTACTCTTCTTTCGGCTTGGCTAATAGGCCTTCTGGTTTCAGGCCGATAATTCCGTCATTCATCAGTGATCGCGCCAGATAGATCATATCCATCGAAGGCATAGCGCCAGGCACGAACGATCCCCACTTGCTGCCCATATGGCCTAGCAGCTGCGTAACATCGTCATCGCAGCACGCCATCAGCACGTCATATGCCGTAGCGATAACTTCACGCTCCCAGGCTCTGTATGCCTGGATAGGCCAGATTGGATTGATCTTTGGCGATGAAAACAGCAGCGCGAACTTCTCGACTATCTCAGCCGGGGAACCGAGAGAATCCATTGCGGAGAGTGAAGGTCTGAAGAGATATTCTTTGTCGCCGACGTAGACGCCTATCTCCCCTATCGACGTGATGGGCTTGCGCATTTTTAGCGTCCATATAAATTTCCACCATTTTAGCATTTTGCGCTTGACGGCTTTCTGCGCAGGGATATACTCGGCGAACACACACAATTCAGGATTACGAAATGCTTACCTTGGTACTTGTAGTTGGTCTTTGCTCTGACGTCGGCTGCATCTACGACAACGTAACAAGCAAATTCGACATAGAAAGCGATGTTGAATGCGTACAGATTGCGAATTACGGAAATGCTATGAATGCAGAGAAAAAAATAGATCCTCGCTTCTCCTGCATGTCACCAGAGAAATATCGCTACCTTGCATCCAGAGAATTGTAGGCAATAAAAAGCCCCCAAAAAGGAGGCTAGTTATTTGCTTATTGTTACGCTGTAACAGTAACCACGCAGGTGTCAGTCTTGGTCGGATCGCTGACCGAGGTTGCAGTGATGGTTACGGTGCCAGCGGCAACACCAGTCACACGGCCAGCCGAGTTAACGGTAGCAGTCGCAGGAGTTGCGGACGACCAAGTTACGGACTGGACGGCAGCAGCAGGGCTGATTGCAGCGTCAAGGTTGGTGACGTTGCCTACAGCTACGGTTGCAGTGGCCGGGGTTACGTTAACGGCGGTTACGGCAATCGGAGTTACCGAAGTGATAACGCTAGCCAGGCCACCTGGGCGCGAGGTTGCGCTGGCAGTCATCGAGTAGGTAGCCACATCGTCGTACGGGTATTCTTCGCTGAACTCAGTCAGAACGCAGAAAGCGGTAGTCGAGTTGATCGGACCAGTCAGGCGAATCCAAACATACGGCTGAGGATCGGTTTCGAAGTGGTTGGCCAGCAATTGCTGGTTCGAAGTGGTGCCGTCGTCGCGCTTGGTAACGCCATCAATCGAGACTTCGAAAGTTTTGTAGGTGATCAGCGTATCGCGAAAGCTGCCTACCGAGTCATCAGCGGTAGCATCAACGGTATCAGCCGACATTGTTTTAGACTTGTTACGAGCTGCGCCAAGTGGCAGCCACGTCAAAGTCAGCGGGTCTACATCACCGCAAGCAAGGGCGAACTCAGCGAGTACGCTCTTGCCTACAAATTTATCCGACGCACAGTTAAGGGCCACAAGGCACCTCCTTTAAAGTTTGAAAGTACCGCCCACTACGAGCAGATGCACATAGTTTAACACGTCAATTCGAAGTTTATTTCTACCCAAGGTCTACTGGTTTCGGTGTAATACGGTCCTTGCACGCTGCCAACTGGCCTAATTTGCATCATGCAACTTGTTTCAAAGTGCGCAATAGCCGCATCAAACAACGACTCTGCGAACAGTTCAGCGCCCTCTGTATCGCCAAGCGCACGACCGTTTGCGCGACCAGTCACGATCACGCGGATATGCGGATACTGGATTTCACCATTTGGCGTTCTTCCAGAGTCAGACCAGACCGCCACGAACTTCTTTGCGCCATTGTTAGCCTCTTCCCACATGCCGCGACTGATTGTGTAGCCAGCCGTCGAGACATATAGTTCTAGCCAGTCCTTGAATAGATTGATCGGTGTATGGCTCATGGTAGTTTCATATACCTTTCAACTACTGCGTCTATGTCAGCCCTTGCATCAGGCTCTTCGAATGCTTTCTTTAGGAATCCAGGCTCTGCATCAGGGTCCCAAAAGTTGCCGCGTGATGGATCAGCCTTTGACCTCAGAATGTTCTTGCCGACTGTCGTGCCTTTCTTGTCGTGTACAGCCGCCGCATATGCCGCTGTGTAGCCAAGCATCGATGTAAGCTTGTCGCCTGACTTGCTGATCTGGCGGAACTGGCTGTTGATCAGGTTGCTAGTGTCGATTGGCGTCATTGTTGCTGCATAACCACCAGCAACGATCATCACCTCGGTTAGCGCCTTCTCAGCCATTGGGCCGCTAATCTGCCAGACCAGCTTATGCAGGCTTTGGCGAACCTCTTTCAACCCCTTGACCGGCATATCAAAGCCCCAGCAACGACGTGTAAGCAGGCAACGCATAACTGGCCAGCGTCACATAACCCGCAATAGTCGGATGCGTATTGTCCTGAGTGTCGTAGCCAATCCACGTACTGGTATCGATCCACATCACGTTAGGATCAGCCAATGTTGTCACGACCGATTGCAGCTCGACGTTGTAGATAGCGCGAGTGTCAGATCCGTCCGGAGTGGGAAGAATGCCGCGACAGAGGATCTTGCCATAACCCTTCGCTTGCAGCTTATTGATGCACGACAGATAGTCTGCCTTCTTGGTCGCATCAATGCCGCCTGACGCACTGTTGCCGCCGATAGACAGGACCGCCACGTCATTAGCGCTGACCGTCAGTAGGGGCAGTGCGTTGTCCAGCATAGTCTTGCAGCCGACGATTGTCTGGCCGGCTACACCGATAGTTGTACCAACCCCGCCCAAGGCTGAGGCTACGGACATCATCTCAGAATCAACGGCGGTGGCTCCTGGTCCTGCTCCGGCGACGATAGAGTCCCCAAATATGTGGAACTGCTTCGTGGTGCCGATGTTGAGTAGCGCAGAGTCACCAGATACAGCGAAGTGACCGCCAGTGTTGTAATAGTTGCCACTATCCCACACGTTATACGTCGAGGTTGATCCGTCGCACGGCACTACGATAGCGCGAATAGGGCCGCCAGATTCGTCAGCGATTGAATAGAAAGATGGAGCTCCACCATTCTTGCTAACGCCAACCTTGCGCGGACCGCCGACAGTAACAACCAGCTTCGAGAACGCGCCTTTCATCTTGACGGAGCCGACGTTAGATCCGTAAGTAGTTCCCGAAGGCGCCTGTAGTGGCGGTGCGTAGTTGGCGATGTTGGCGATCAGTGCGCCGCTGTAGAAGCCGGTATCAGAGTTCGATCCGTTAGTTACCTGACTACCCATTGTTTCAAGTGATGGCGGTTGTCCAGTCACTTGCAGGACATTGCCAGAGGATGCGATATACGGAGCCTCGCCCATCTGGATTACCCATCGAACTTCGACGAATCGTTTAGCGTGGGGCAATCCGGTAAACAGGGTATACACAGAGCCTGTTCTCGCGGCACTGGTAAATGCAGACCCGTTAATGGCAACCTGCATTGATCCGTCGTTATCGCCAAAATCAGATGGGTTTGTAAGCTTGGCTTCGGTGCCTGTAATGAATCCGGACCATAGTGTTACATCCCCGCGCGCGTATATGCGTGCGGCGTTCTTAGTCGTACTGATCGAACCAGAGAAGCCAGGAGCGAACTGAGCGGAAGTGAAGTTGACGGTTGTCGGATCTGGAATAGGTACAGCGCCGCTCAAGATTGGAGCGGCACCGGAACGCAATACAAACTTGCGCACTACCGAACTAACTACTGATCTCGTGATCATATTAGCCTCGGAATGCGCCTACAGATACACCGTTCGCCACTCGTCGAACTCGATAAGTGCCAGCCGCGCTAATAACTACCGAGTTATTCTCTCTGGTCATCAAGTAGATATCCCAGTAAGCGGCTGCGTCATCCTTTAATTGAACGGCGACAACTGGACCGCTCTCAATTTCAGGAGACGCTGCGTCTTTAAGCGCAATTGTTGCCGTCTCGCCAGCAGCCAAAGTGAAGTCAGCAGAGTTAGCGGCTCCAGACGCGACAGGTAGAAGTTCTGTAGCCATTGCATTAACTCCGGTAAATGTTGATTGTGCATTTTACACCGTTTCTAAATCGTACTCGTCTTCGTAGTTAAACGCCGACATGCCGTGACGAGCAATCTTGCGAATCTCTGCGGCCGAGACTGCATCCCACGCTTGGGCGGTAGTGTCGCCGTATGCGATTCGGTCTAGGTATGCTGGCCGAGTGTCGCCGGTGTAATAGACATCCCGCGTTACGAACTCTGCGCCCTCAGTGTCGCGTGATTGCCGCGATACGCCTTCGTAGCCGCAAAGGATGGTGTACGGGGTTCCGTATGTTACGCCGCCGCCCCAATCGCCTTCTGCGAGCCTTGGGTACACGGTTGCGGTGTCGATCATGTACCATGCGGACATGAAGGCCATTACGATTCCTCCATCATGTAGCAGGGGTCAGCATCAGGCCAGCCGTACAGCTTCACGTTTTTATCCCAATCAGATTCAGCGCGGGAGAAGGTACGATTCTGCACGCAATAACCACAGCTCCCATGATGACGGCATCCGCCCGCAGAATACTGGAATATGCCGTCACGCACGGTATCGCTACTTCTGCGCTTCGCACGCAACGTCCTAGCCATTAGCAGCACTTCCCGCCAGTAGAAACCCACAGGCCGGCAGATGCGCCAGGCTCTGGAGGAATAACCGAATCTGTGCAGCCGCTAGTGTCGAGCGCATTCAGCAGCGAGCGCAGCGAACGATAGCGATCCGTGAACGAGCCCCATCGGAAGGACTGAGAAGCGCCTGAAGGCGCAGTCTGCGAACTGATCTGCCTGTCAACGTTTACATAGCCCGTCAAGCCCATCAGGTACAGATAGATAAGCGCCTGAGTGGATGAAGGATACCCGGCACCGTCTAGGCATGGCTGGATGACGGAAATGGTATCAATCCAAAGCTGCAATATGAAGTCGGGCGGTACAGGAATCCCGTAGGCCAAAAAATACGCTTTGATGTCTTCAATGCTTGGCATTTTCGCCACCTGGAAAATAGTTTCGACCATTTTAGCATTTTTGCTTGACGTCTTTTCGTGGCGTATCTATAGTTCGTCTCAAGCAGCCACAACGGACTGCAACCAAGGGGAAATCAAATGTTCGGTAAATTGTTCGGTAAGAAGTCCGGTGAAGCCCGTCAAGCAATCGCAGTTATGACCAACCGCGATCTGATGCAGGCCTCTGTATACGGTGTCTTCTACGTAGCATCTGCTGACGGCGAGATCGAAAAAGAAGAGATCGAAAAGATCGAAAAGCTGATCAACAACTCAGCAGCACTTAAAGGCTTCGGCGCCGAACTGAGTAACACCATCGACCGTGCAAAGGCTGACTTCAACGACGGCGGCCCACGCATCATTCGTCAGAACGCAGAGAAAGAACTGAAAGACTTGGCGCATAGCGTTGACGATGCGGCAACCGTTCTCAACTTCATGTTGACCGTTGCTGAGTCGGATGGCGATATCGAGCCAGAAGAAATGGTTGTTCTGGAGAAAGCGGCCAAGATCATGAACCTCAACCTGAAAGACTACCTGTGACAAGCATCAGGAATCTTGCAGCGTTCGGCTTGGCTGGCGGAGTTGTTCTGGTTGATTCTGCAAGTAGGCTGTTATCGATGTGCGCTGATCTGGTCATTGTCGCTTTGCTTCTAGCGGTTCTGATGATCAAGCGCAAATAAATGGAAAGCCCCTTTCGCGAGGGGCTACTCTAGGGACATGGACCATGAACTTCACAGTAAAACAAAACGCCAACCACTTCGACATCTTCAGCGGCAGCATGTTCATCGCCACCTTTGACGACGAGCAGACCGCTCAAGACGAAGCTAAGCGTATGAACGCCGAATACGAACGAGTCCTGAGCTTTCTGTAATCAGGCCTATCAACCACTAACCGAGGACACGACCATGCTATGGCTCCTGCTGCTTATCCTGATCTGAAACAAAGCCCTCCAAGTGAGGGCTTTTTTATTACTTCCGCTTTACCTTCGGCTTAGGGCTCGCAACCTCAAGCACCTTCACAGCCTCATCAGGCAGCGATACACACTTACCCCTAAGCCATTGCGGGCATGAGTCAGACTCTACGATAGCGCCTGCCTCAAGTCCGTTCGTTGGGTATGTGACGCGGAATCGGGCCATTACTCTTTATCCTTTGGCGGGCGACCACGGCGAGGGGCTTCTACTTCTGGCTCCTTCGATTTCTCTGTAAGTTCGCGCACATTGGGCTTAAGCGCATCATGCAAGGTGTCGGTTTCGATCACATCACCGACCGATACGCCCTGCCATGCCTTGGTAACTTCATAACGCATTTCAATTCTCCAAATAAAAAGGGGAGCCCGAAGACTCCCCTGATTTTACCACTGACTTATTAGGTCAGCTTAGCCATGTAGACCACACCGCCCAGGCCATCGGCGTCTGCCTTGACCTGAATACCCATCGCGCCCATTACACGCAGGTTGATGTTGGATTCTGGCAGAGGACGCGGCAGAGCTTGAATGCTCGAAGCCATGCCGACCAACGGGGTTACTACGTCGCGGTTGCGGACATAACCCAGAGCTTCGTTGCCTACCAGAGCGTAGGTCGAACGGATCTCTTTCACCTTGATGAACTGGAGCAGGTAGCTTTGAACGGTGCCAACAGTCACGCCATTCTCTACGTACACTTTGCCCAGGTTCACGCCGATCTCATCTGATACCCACAGAACGTCAAGCTCTGGGATGCGGTTGGTGCGCAGCATGGTGGCGAACGGACCTTGGAAGAAGGCGATCAGTTCGGCAGCGGTTGCGGTAGCCAAGTTGATCAGACCGCCGACGCCGCTGGAGACGTTAAGGTCGATTTTCTTGGTGTTGCGGTGGTTACGCAGGCCTTGCGATTGGAAGCCTTGAACTTGGATGTTGGTTGCACCATCCAGAGTCAGAGCTACCAGCTTGTCGTTGTACACGCGCATTTTTGCACGCTGGCTATCCAAAGCGAGGTCGATGCCCTCAGTCTGCAAGCCACGGAAGTGACGCCAGTTAACACCCCAACCTGCTTGGATTACAGGGATTGGGTCAGCGTCTTGACCGTAATCAACGTGATCGAAGCTGTACGGAGCCTGACCGTCGATGGATACGGTTACGTCATCCGCGATGTGACCGACGTTGTTGTAGAACTTGGCGGTTTTGCCGATATCCACAACGGTCTGTACTTGCAGGAGGTCATTCAGGATCTCCATGCCGACGCCGGTATTACGCAGCTCGACAACTTGGTTATCCATCGCCGCCCAGAAGTCGCGGGTGATGCCGCCAGCGTTCACAGCCATACCGCTAGGCATTGCGCTGTTGTAGGCAGCCATCATCTGCTTGTCGGTCTTATCGAACCAGTTACGGTTAGCCCACATGGTGTTCCAGTGGCTAACAAGGTGCGGATATTTCTTATCCGCGTTTGCTTCAAAATACATAGTTCAAGTCCCCTTAGATGGACACTGCGCGAACGCGGATGAAGTCAGCAGTTGCGCCAATGGTAACGGCGTCCTGAGAGTAGCCAATGATTACGTCAGTGCCTTCGATGCCCACAGCGCCGATTCCGCCAGCAGCAAGCTTGATAGGGGTGTCTTTGGCTACAACGGTAGCGGCTGCAACACGCACTGCGTATTCGCGACCTTCTTCCCAATAGTTGCCGACTGCGCTATCACCAATCGGGTTGGCCTCGGTAATTTTCAGACCTTGGTGGTAGCCGACATCCATGATGTACATGCGACCTACGGCGGTAGCTTGCTGAGCGAACAGGCTGGACGAGTTGATAACCGCCATGGTGCCAGGCAACAGAGCGGCAGCAGTCTTGCGAGTCTCGGTCTTCATCAGCGAGTCGCCGTCAAGGTTGACTCGATGGTAGCGTGGGTATGCCATTACTTAGCACCTCCAAAGTGATCAGACATGCTAGGAACTTTGTATTCGTCGCCGCTGTTGATTACTGGCGAACCAGAAACGATGCCAGCTGCGGTTTGCACGCTAGCGAACATCTGATCCAGAGCTTCACCGCTCAAGGCGTTTGCAACCACTTCGCCGTGAACTTTGGCTACTGCGGCGCGCTTGTCTTTCAG